AGCGATGTTCAGGCTGGTGCTCAACTTGGTGGGGAGATTGAGTAGCCAAGTGGACTCGCGGAGATCGACTTCCGCCTCACCCACATTCAGGTCCAATGTCACGTCACCGACTTGCTTGATTTCTCCCCAGGTGGGAGAAGCAACGGTCCCCGTGTTGTAGTAGAGCTTTAGATCATTACCGATTTTGATTGTCATGCTTATGTTTCCTTGATGTAGGAGTAGTGGACCGTGAAGACTGCTTGAAAGACTCCGTTGACGGTAAGTGCTTCATAACTGTAGATGAGGTCGTTCTCATCCTTGAGCGGCTCAGTGCGTAGCCAAGTGTAGTCCTGACCGGAGACGAGTTCGTCGTCTTCACAGATGTTCATGATCTGCTCAATCAGTTCCACCAATTTATCAATGGGTGGATTGTTCTTCGGGTCCACCTTTTGTTGAATGGCAACTTGAACGGGGAGATCCAGTTGGATCGTTTTTCCATCGCGATAGACCCGTTCCCGATTGCTACCAAAACCAACCGCGATGACCTTGACCTTGGGTTGTTCCGAAAGGTTCTCCAGATCTTCACTAGGGAAGTAAGTCTTCTCCACGTCGAAGCGGGTAATGACAAAGGTGGCCTTGGAAGCCACGATTTTGTCGTACACGGCATCGCGGATAGTGACCTGGATGGCAGTCATGTTAGCCTACTTGCTTCGCGTGAAGGCGGATGCGTTTGCGGGTGCTGGTGGTGAAGTTATAGATTTCATCGTTGATGGGGGCGACCCCGAAGACTAAGGTGCCCCAGGTGAGTGTGTCTCCGCGTTGGGGAGTTTGTGGTTCCAAGCTGGAGAGGACTGCAAAGTCAAAGATGAAATCCTGCCATTTCTCGACAATGATGACGATACCGAGAGCTTGTAATTGCTCTACGTCGATCTTCTCTGGGGTGAAGTTGGTGATAACAATCTCCACGGGACCGCGAGTGTAAAGCAAGGAATTAGAGTGGAGACCCTGCATCCTGGTTCCCAGGTAATCCAGTCGCGTGGAGTGTTCGTAAGTCATGGTTATGGTCTCGCTGCGGTGCCTGCCTTGAAGACCAAGATGACAATGCTGGTAGTGATGCTGATACCTACGATGCAGGGATACCAAGTCGAGGCAATATCCGCGACGGGTGCAATAGCACCGACGTTACCAGAGACGACATAAATTGAGCCTGTCGTTAATGTGGCTCCGAGAACCATTTGCCCAGCGGTTTGAATCAGGAAGTATTCATTGGTGGTGGCGGGTGTTAAGGCGACGGCTGTGGCGTTGTACTTGGCTGAGTCGTTGGCATCCGCTTGATAGTATTTTCCATCGGTGATGCTGAGATAGACCGGTTGACCTTGCGTGATGGCTTCACCAGCTTTGACTAAGTAGGTGATAGCACCCGATCCGCTCTTGACGTTGGCGGGTGTTTGGGAAATGTCTGCCATGTCTGGTCTCCAGAAGAAGCGGACGGGGGTTTTGTGGGAACCTAGTAGGGGCTAATGTTTGTTTAGTTTCCACTGACCCCCGTCCGCGAACGATGAGTTGAGCTACGCACTCAACGAACCTGTTACGCTGCTTCCGGTTGGTGCCAAACGATAGCAATGGCTCCCGCTCCTGAACTTGCACCTCCGGGTACGACGTAGCCGAAGACCTTGTTGCTGCTGGCGGTGACCGTGACCCGCTTGGCGGCATTGTCCCAGTAGACCTTCAAGCCTTCGGCAATGGCGGCATTGGCAAGGATCTTGTAGACACCACCACCACAAGCCAGGGCACCCTTTTCGTTGGCCGCAATATCGCGGTGAGCGGGGAGCGGCAAGTCTCCGATGACATTGATCTGCCCGCCAGGGCAAGCGGAACCGGGAGTGTAATCCACCATGAGTGGATCGCCGTGATAGAAGATGGCTTCATTGGCTGCCATAGTATTTGTACCTCATACTGAAAATTGTGAATTTACTCAAACGAAAATGTGGACAGGAACCGAAGTGTTACGCGGCTCCCTTGCTCATGACTCCGAGGATCGGATCGCCGTTGGCAACGCCTGCATCGTGGTAGGCTCGCCACTGGAGACCGAGAACGTCGAAGGGAGCGTCATTGCTTTCCACCACCGGACGACGATTGCCGTTGAGGAAGGCACCGATGACCACACTGCCCATGGCGGCAGAGGGATCGGCCAGGAGGAACCACAAGGTGGTGGTCTGACCAGGAATGGCAGCTCCGACTGCTACAATCGCATCGGTGCGAGCTTTGATGTTGGTGTTGTTCAGGTAGGGACTGACCACCGGAGTGAACTTGCCAACATGCGGATTCTCGTCTGGACGACCTTTGGAATTGGCGGTCTGCAAGACCTGGAGACTGGTCTTCGTGAACAGTTCGTTCGCGACGACACTATTGGAGGTGCCCACCAAGAGGATCGAGGGGGACAGCAACAACGGGGCGAGATCCGCGTCGATCTGGTTCATGAAGAGTGTTTCGCCCTGGGAGAGTCCGTCTACGCTCAAGTTGGTCGTGGCACCGCTCAAGTAGTTGCGGTTGCCGCCACCCGTGGGGAACAGCGTGGTCAACTGGTTCATGAGTTGGGTGTAGAAAAGTTCTTCGAGGAACTTCGCACCTTCCATGCCCAGTGCCGTCATGATCCGGGTGAGGGCACCCAGGTCGTCGTTGATGATATCGCGACGGCTCAAGCCTACGATCTTACCGTAGGTGTTCGCGGAGACCGTGTACTTGTCGTCATCGAAGCCACCGTGCTTCAGTTCTCCGTCCGCACCGACTTTCAGGTAACCACCTTTCATGGTCATGCGGTAGAGATTCATGTTTTTGAAGTCGGTAACCGAAGTGGTGTAAACCCACTTCTCCCAGGTCGTATTCTGACCCTCGTAAGCGGCCAGCAGAACCTTGTTGGCAACGTCATCGAAGATGCCCAGGCCGGTCCAGGTGGTGTTACCCGTGGCGGCTCGCAGCTTCCACAAGGCTTCTCGGCAAGCGGTGATGAACCCATCGGTGTTCAAGCGTCCGGGATAACGGCTGCCGTTGGCCTGGATGTACGACTGCTCCATGACCTGGAGTAAGGAGGTGTCCCGGATGCCGGGCTTATCGGCGGCTGTCAGTATCTTCTCCGGGAACATGGACTCGTAGCCGTATTCCCGTCCGAGGACGTTTGTGGCTTTTGCCGGAATACCACACTGACGGACCAAGGAGCACGTCAGAGCTTGCGGATCGAACTCGCTGGAGTTGGTGTGAATGGCGAACTTACCCATGTCCTTCTTCTCCGCTCGACGGGCCTCCAGCTCGAAGCGGTCGCGGGTCCAACCTTCACGAACGGCGAAGCTGGCGAGACCGCGAACGGTGGTCGCTTTGGTGCCGAGGGACTTGACGTAATCGTCGTTCAGTTCAATGTCGCCATTGAGACGAGCGTAGTCCTGAATGGCTTCCACCCGATCCAATTCTTCGGCTTGTCGTTTGCGGACGGCGACCAAAGCATCGTCTTCGGAGTGGAGGGAAGGATTGGCAGCAGGCTTCTTCACGGTCTTTTTGTCGAACTTGGTCTGAAGGGCTGTGAGGACACCCTCTTCCAAGTCTTCAACCTTCAGTCCCAAGGGGGCACAGTAGTCTTCCAGATACGCCTGGAATTTCGGATCGAGTTTCTTTTTCACGTTAAATATTCCTTGTAAATGAGAAAGTTTGGCAACCAATTCCTGGAGGGAGGCTCCCGTCATTTCGATTTCCAGAGCTTCGATGACTTCTGTAGCGAATCCCTCATTGAGAGCTTGCTCTGCGGTGAAGTAGGTGTCCTTCTCCATCCAGGAAGTAACCTGCTCCGCTGATTTTCCTGTGCGAGAAGTGTAGATAGAACGAATGCTTTCTTCTGTTTTCTGGAGCAAATCAATTCCAGCTTCAAAATCCTCCTTTCCGCCAGAGACCGAGAACTTTGGATTATGGACCATCACCATGGCGTTGTCATAGATCATCCGCTTGGAACCAGCCAGGAAGATGACTGAGGCAATGGAAGCCGCCATAGCGGTAACAATGGTGGTGACGTTGGTACGACTAGAGAGCAAGTTGTAGATGGCTAGACCTTCCAGAACCTCCCCACCAAGACTGTTGATGTAGACCTCCACGGGGAAGTCTTTCTTTGTTCCTTTGAGGGCATCCGCTAAATCTTTAGAACTGAAACCCCAAAAGGAACTTATGTCATTGAAGACATAAATTTCCAACTTATCAGTTTTCATGATAAGACTGGAGTTCTTTACTGTCTTCTTATTCTTCATTATCTTCTTCTCCAGGGAGGAGTATGCCTCATCCTTAAAACTAAGAATTTACTCTGGTGATTCTAACAGACCATGGTCTAGGTGGAATTATTTTAATCACCTAGATCTAGGTTATTCACGTTTTACTTCTTTTGTCCTTTGGGTCCTTATTGTCCTCTGGATCTTCCTTATCATATTTCTCAGCTATCTCTAAGGGATCTGGAGGAGGTTCCGTAGGACCTATGGCAATGCCGAGTTTCTCACGAGCCTCTTTCTGCAAGCGGAGATTCTCGTAGTGTTCCTCCACGCGACGATTGAAGCGACCTTCCTGAACATCCACGTCGCTGATGTGGCCACCTTTGTGAAGCAAATCTAAGGCAGCCGCGACCTTGACCGGATCGGTATGCTCTGGAACTTCATCCCAGCGATAAGCGTGGTCTGGAGGTTCTTCACGTAAGGATAAGAAACGAGAGACTACTCCTTGGACTGAAGACCCACCCACCTCATCCTCAAAGTAGTCTCTCGTTCGAATCGCTTCAAACCACCATTGGTTTAAGTCGTAATCTAAAACTTCCGTCTCTGCATCGAGACGTTCCTCATTAATTGCTCCGCGATAAAGCTGGCGATCCAATGTGCCAGAAGCCATGTTGTATCCACCACTGTTGCCAATGGCGAGGTTTCTGGGAACAAGAAGAGGACGGGCAGCTTCCTGGACAAGAGCATTCACGAAGTCATCGTACATGGTCACCGGCTGCTTCGGGTCCAGTTGTTTCATTTCATAGAGAGATGGCAGGACAGTCATTAGTCCTCGATCAATTGGGAAGCTGGAGAACCAATCATTCGGGTCTTCCTGTGTGGGTTGACCTGAACCAGAAAGTGGAAAAGCCGTTACACCTGGAGATTGAAGTGATTGCAGCAGCACGGTGAAATCGGCTGCTATCTCCGCGTTTTGGACAACGGCCAGGGTGTAACGGCGAAGTAAAGCCCACAGAGGGAGCGTCGTGACTGTCTCCGGGACCCCCCGTAGATATTGACGTTCACGGCGGAACCAATGGATGGCGTCTTCTGCCCTGATCCATTCTCCGTCTGGAGTGAAGAAGGGTGAAATGGTGGTCTCGCCAGGGTGACCGTAGAGGAGGTGATAGTATTCCGGTTCCCCGGATACCCGATTGAAACGGATGCCGTCGATCTCCAGGTACTTGGTATCCTGCTTGTAGTTGAAGCGATCATGTGTTACCTGATCGCACTCGAAGATCCTCCAATTGGTCTTAACTGGACTCTTGGCTTTGAGATCGAGGTAGGCAAACGCGAAGGCTTCCCCATCTTGGATTTTTGCATAGCGAAGTTGCCAGAGCTTGCGACGGAGTTTGATCCTCCTGGCTCGAC